AGGATTCTTTGAAATCAATACCATCAGGTCTGCTTCAGCTGCCTTGCCTGTCTTACTACCCTCTAGCATAGACTGATCTACATTGATCTTACCTTCAGCGTCAGCTGATAGTTGTGACATCCATATGATAGCACAGTCGTACTGCTTAGCTATGTTACGTGCATGGATGGCAGCGTTCTTAAGGTAGACATCTGACTTGTCGCTGTTCTTAACGGCAAACTTATCTCCCATATCCAGCACTACTATGTCAGGCTTGTAAGCCTTGATGATAGCCTCAACCCATCCCATGTCCTTGCCCGTACTATCATACAGTTCTATCTGCTTACGTACTGGCTCATAGCGTGACGCAGCTAAGGCATAGTTACCCTTGACCTCCTCCATGGACAGGGATGTTGCTGCACTTAGGTAACGTGCGCCTACTCTCTCGTATGCCTCTTCATTACAAAGCACCAGACACTTGGCACCCTGAGAAGCAAAGCCACCCGGCGCACCTATCAGTGACGCATGGAAGGATGTCTTGCCTGTGTTAGGCCGTGCACCTACGATGATCAAGTGACCACCACTGATACCCTCAACGTTCCTACCTAAGCTAGGTATGTTGAACTTCCATTGGGACTGAATGTCATTAGCCTTGAGCAGATGATCAATCTCTATGTTACCAAACTCAAGCTTAAGGTTAGGTGTGAAGTCATCCTGATATGTCTGCAATAGATTACGCACAGGCTCAAGGCTATCCAGTGATCCGTTAACGTAGTCAAAGCCTATGTTAGCCAGCTTGTTACCCAGTACCTGTTGGAATAGTTTAGACAGTACCTCACTAGCTATCTCTTTGTTCATGGACTCTTCACGTGACACACGCTTGAACAGATCATTGTATGCCTGTTTGTTTGCCGTAGTCATAGTGCTGTTGTTAGCAAAGAACAAAGCCTCAAGCTCAGAGGTAGTTAGGCTGCGTTCATACGTAGTCATAGCATAGTCTAGTGTCTGCTTAATCTTACGCACATCCTTACTGAACAACTCATCAGGACATCGTATGCCCTTGTTGTTATCATAGAACTCCTTGTCCATTAGAGTTCTTATTAGTGCTAATTCCATCATGGTTTCTTCCTATTCATTATTTTATACATACCCTCTGGGCTACGGTAGGAAGCAATTATGTCAGTGAACTGCTGTAGACTCATGAATAACATCTGATAGTCATCCATCTTTTCATCATACTGCCTCATGTATACAATGCCATTATCTGCAACGATCATCTCAACATCTTCAAACATATTCTCCTGATCTAGGGTAGTAATTACTGAAGCATCTGATTCAAACTCAACGGTGAACATGGTTGATTGCCTCTCTCTCCTTAGACCTTTGCCTCTCTTCATGTGTCATAGGTCTGATGTAGTGTGGATCAAACCCATCTAACTTCTTTAATCTATATTGTAAGTCTGTTATCTCTTTAGTCAACGCAAATAGTTCTTCTTCTTTAGTAGCTATCTCACGCTGTACGTTCTCTTTCTCACCACACATACTCATTCATCATCTCCTTCAAGTGCGTCCCATGATATAGGAAATAGTTTTAACATCTCTCTATCCACACCAAGGGCTACCTTCCTGCTTTCATATTGGGTATCTGGTGTAATCCTTAGCCTACACATATCAGCAAAGGCGTCAAGGCTACCTGACCAGTACCACTCAGTCATGTGGTTAAGTGGTAACACCATCCTTGCTTGCTCCTCACACACGCCCATCTTAAGTAGGTACTTGTACTGCTTAGCTGCCTCAATGCCTGACTGCTGTATGACACCATCTAAGGTGTTGTTATGTATAGGATAACCTGATCCTTGCTTCTTATCAATGACAGCCTCACGTAACTCAGGCTTGTGGAACTCAGGCTCAGTGTCAACATACCTACGGCTGATCTCATTCCAACGTAGGAACTTATGCTTGACCAGCTGACGTGCTACAAACACGGGGGCCTTAACGTGAAAGGTTGCAAAGGCGTGGCCGAATGGTGAGGTATGCTTATGCTTAGCTAGGTAGTGTATTAGTTTAGTGTCTGAATCTTTTAGTACATCACTCTTCTTACCAAAGCTAACCCGTGCTGCGTTCACCACAGATAGGTCAGTACCCATGTGGTCTATGTATGTTGCTTCAATCATCTGCAATCTCCACCACTTTAACCCTAATAGGTTTCAACATATCTAATGACCCAGCATCTACATCTTTCTTGTATCCGCTATATCCTACTATATTTACACCTCTGGGGTTCATCTTACGTTTCCAAAAAGACCTGCCAAACTTAGTTATCACCAGAGTGTTTTTCTCAGTGTCCTTTATGGCCCACATCTCTAACTCAATCATTTCTTATTCCTTCTACTTAGTGCAGACTTAGCAGTCTCCAAGTTATGTTTAACGTAAGCATTTAAACTTGCCACGTTCTTATGCCCTGTCACGGACATGATTGCAAGGTGGTCAACGCCACTCTCTATCAATTGGTTTATGGTAGTCTTTCTTAGATGACCTACCTTCAGGTGATCAGGAAGCCCAGCCAATGCCTTGACCTCTCTGAACAGTGGACCACTGGCAGCTGTGGTATAGGGCCTGTAGACCCCATCAGGTGACCGTTGCTGTGGTGCTACATACTGTTGGAAGTCCCAATCATTTTGCTGTTGCTTGAGTAGAGACATCAAAGGTTCCTCAAGGGGTAGCTCAACCCTAGCACCACGCTTACTCTGACGTATCTTAACCATCTCATTATCGAACTCAATGTTCTGCCACTTGAGATTGTATATGTCAGTAGGACGTTGGCCCCACTCGTATGCCATCAGTACAGCAAGGCCAATGTTTCTAAATTTAAAATCAGAGAAGGCTACATCACAGAACTTCTCAACCTCAGCATCAGTCCATACGACAGAAGCTGGCTCATGTGTACGCTTACTAACATGCTTCATTGGATTGTCGTTAACAATACCAAGAGCAACACAGTAGTTCATGATCATGGAGAATACCCTAGCATATTCATTAGCATTGTTGGTACTCACATCATCTTCCCATGTGTCGTACATCTTGGTGCATACAGGCACAGTGAGGTGGCTAACCCGAAAGGTTCCCAACTCCTTGCCATATATTTCTGTGCGACAGATACAACTGAGGTTAGACGTATAGTTCTTGTAAGTATTCTGCGACAAAGATTTAAAGTGTTTAGTGTTGAAGTAATGGGCTATGATCTGTGACATGTTAGACATCTTACCAATGTTACCTGCCACTATCTCACCCCTACGGAAAGCATCTACCTTGTCAATCAGCTTGGGTATCTCTACCCTTGCTGACCTACCATCCCTAAAGGTCTGTGTCTTGACGATGCCTGAGGTAGCAGCATCTTGTGGGGGTTTGAATACCCATGACGTACCTCCAGACTTACGTTCAATCTTACTGGTATATTTCATATCTTCCCTATCCAATGAGTACAATCATCGTGTGGATCATCCATAACAATACCTCCTCTGGAAGTACCTAGTTATACTCATACTTAAAGTTACTTAAAGTATTTATATAATATATAATAAATATATAATACTTAATGAATTACTTAGAGTATACTTTAAGTATTAAAAATACACATAAATATTGATTAGTCAATAGACTGTGACAACGTGTCACATCATTCTTCTTGAAGCATAGTTGTTGGTGTAGTAACTATCACCTGAATCAATGTCATCTAGTAGAGCCTGATAAGTATAACCTAATGATTCCAATAGGCTAGCTATAGCAGCAGGATTATCTTCTACCACTGACACCATGTCGAGTGCTTCTCTGTTGCCATACTCATACATAGGCTTCTCGTAGTAGCCCCAGCTATCTTCATAGCTTGCAGGGTCACGACTGATAACAATCTTAGACCAGTCAGCCTCTAGTAGATGCTGAAGTAATAGCTCAGCAAACTCAAGGTCTTGTGTCTCAGCAACAGAGTGTTGGTTGTAGTAACCCACGCTGATATTGGTACACTCAGCCACCACCCTAGCATACTCATTACTGTCAGTGTATGAGCCATGCTTGTCAGACTTTAGTTGTGGTAAATTTAGCGCATCTGAAAAAGATTTAGCAAACTCATCTGATGCAGTACGTATGCCCATCTGATGTGTGATCACAGAGTCTGTACCCTTTCTGTCGAATGAGATCACAGCCTGAGTGTAGTCCAACCACTCAGGATTGTCATAGACCAAGCCACTGCTACCCTTACAGCCTACTTCTTCTGCTGAATGTACCACGTAGGTGCCCTGTATGCCCGCCTCAATCATGTTAAGCATCAACCATATACCTGTGGTGCAGTCAGCACCTAAACAGCTTGAGTTGATCGGGTCTGCAACAGCCGCAACACCATTGGATACAACCACTGCTTGCATACCACCAGTCCTGTGTACTGTGTCGTGATGTGCAGTGAAGCATAGCCTTGGGTTAACACCCACTTGCACAGTGTAGTTACCAAGAGCATCGGGATGTCCGAAGGTTGGTTGAAGGAACTCATCACAGAAATCTAGCTGTGTGTCTGATCCTTCGGGCCGCATATAGCGCAGCATTTCTATTAGTTTATTTGTCATTGTTATTCCTTACAAATTTCACAGGTACATACTTCTTCTGAGGCACTACCTTTTTCTTTATACATGGCGAAGTCGTGACTGTAGTACACACCCTCTTTCAATTCCCATGT